GCACGGCAGACGGCGCGGCCGCCTTCCTCAAGACCAGCTAGTCCCATGATCGTCTGTGGCTGGTGCCACGGCGATACCGAGCCGGGTCATTGCTCGTCCTGCGGGCGTGACCCGGCTCTCCCTTGGCTGCAGCGGGCGACCGAGCCGCCCGTCGTGACCCCGGCCGACCGCTATGCCCGGTTTCTCGCGGTGGCCGAAACACAGATCCGCCTCGAGGGCCACGAGCCGACGATCGAGCGGTTGGCCGAGCGCCTCGATGTCGACCCCAGAACTGTCCGCCGTTGGCGTGCGATGTCCGCTCGGCGTCCTAGCGATGCCCGCCCGCCCGAAGCGAGGATGCAACCGTGACCGCTACCGCCGTCGGCTCCTACGCGACTCAATCGGCGCTCGCCGCGATGATCGGCGGCGGCCAGACCTTCGACGGCACCGACACGACCCTTCAGGGTCTCATCTGCGACCGGGTCAACCAGCTCCTCGAGTCCGAGATGCACCAGGTCGCGGCGCCGATCAGCTCGGCGACCTACATCTACGACGGCCGTGGTCTCCGGCATCTGTACCTACCATTCCCCATCGGGGCAGCGAGCGTCGGCATCGGCGGTCTCCGGGCCGCGTCGCTCGTCGAGGTCCAGGCCAACACCGGCGCCGGCTACACCACCGTCGCGGCGGGCGACTACTTCCTCCGCGGACAGGCGCCGATGAACGGCCCCTTCCGGTGGCTCGTCCTGTCGGACCTTCCGACGGGCCTCTACAACACTTGGCCCGACGGCTACGCGACGGTCAGGGTCACCGCGACGGCGGGTTGGGCGGCGATCCCCGATGACCTCACCATGCTGGCGCTGAACATCGCGCAGCGGGCCTGGAACGCGCGTCAGTCGGGAATGCAGTCGATCGACGGCGTCGACGAAAACGGGCGGCCGCTCGTGGCGCGCTTCATGGGGATCCCGGACTGGCGGACGCTGAAGCGATACACGGTCTCGCGGCAGTCGGTCATCGTCGGCACAGGTCGGACGCCGGCCCTCCCGCTGTCGAGGGCCAACTGGTGATCGACTCCACCGAGCTCGACCTTACGGGGCCGCTCTTCACCCGCAAACCCGGCCAGACCATCCGCGACAACATTGGCGCGCTGATGGAGCGCCTCGCCGGGGTCGGGGCGTCGGAGACCCGGCGGGGCTATGCCGCCGGGTCGGGTAGCCGCGAGCCGGTTCAGGCCCTCGGCGGTCGCGTTGCCGATCGTGTCGTCGGTCGTGTGGTGGCCCGTGCGAGTCATGGCGGAAGGCGCTGGCACGCCTCGGGCGTCATCCAGGTCTACAACGAGGGTCTGTCCGTCCAGCAGGGTCGGAGTCTGATGGCTGCCGCCTCGGTCCTCGAGGGCCGCCAAAACGTCATCCGCAAGGCAACCCGCGAGATCGGCCGCCAGCTCCGATCCATCGACCTGACGGCGGGCCTCGAATGACGCTGCTCGACCTGATGGACGCCATCGCGGTCCATGCCGTCGCGGCCGCCGCAACGGCTGGTGGGGCGACGCTAACCGACGTTCAGGTGGGCTTCCCGGTCTCGAAGGGCCGCTGCATCCGCATCTTCTATGGCGGTGAGCGGGGGCCGGAAGAATTCGCGTCCGACAAGACCCTCAACTCCAAGCTCATCTCGCAGGCCATCGTCGTTCGCGGCTACTGGCCGACCGCCTCTACGGCAACCAAGGAGCATCGGGCCATCGAGGGCCAGATGGCCTCATTCGTGCAGAGCCTTCGGGCCCGGATCCTTGGCGATTCGCAGCTCGGCGGAAAGAGCATCGACCTCTCGATGCACCCGGCGACGACCGATCAGGTCGTCATCTCGACCACGCAGTACGCCGTCGTCGACATCGAGATCGTCGTCGACGCCGACGAATACGCAATCGCTCCGTGAGGGAGAGCTAATGGCAGGCAAGCTAACGGCGCTCGGATCCAACTGCTACGTCGGGGTCTATGACCTCTCCGGCGACATCGGCGCCGTCAAGAACATGGAGGCCATGCTCGCCACCATCAACGTGACGGCCCTCAACAAGAGCGCGCCGGAACTCCTGCCGGGTCGCCGCGACGGCGCGATGGGGTTCCTGTCGTTCTTCAACATCGACGCGGGCCAGGAGCAAGCGGTCTTCTCAGCGGCACCCCGTACTGATGCGCAATCGACGGTGGTCATCGGCACGCCGGCGCTGGGCTCCCCGGCGGCCTCGATGATCGCCAAGCAGATGAACTACGCCGGAACCCTAGGCGAGGACGGGTCGCTCGGCTTCGACGTCGACATGGTCGGCTCGGGCTACGGCCTCGAGTGGGGCGAGCTGCTCACCACCGGCAAGCAGTCCTTCGGAACCGGCACGGTGGATGGGACGGCGATCGACCTCGGTGCCGTGTCGTCGCTCTTCGGAGCTGCGGGCTATCTCCACGTCTTCTCGGTGGCGTCGGGCACGGCGGTCTTCGCCGTCCAGGACAGCGACGACAACCTGACGTTTGCCGACGTCGCTGGGCTCGTCTTCACGGGAGCCACGGGCGCTACGACGCAGCGCCTCCAGACGGCAGCCGGAGCCACGATCCGGCAGTACGTCCGGGTAGAGGGACGCGGAACACATGGCGCGGCGGTCGTCGCGGTCAACTTCGTTCGGTACACGGAAGCCGGCCCGGTCTAGGGTCAGAAGGAGCACGCTCAGATGGCAGGCAAGCTCACCGCGATCACGACGACGGTCACGATCGCAGGCAACAACATCTCCAATGACGTTGGTTCGCTCAGCTTCGACACCCCGTATGGCAGTCAGGAAGTCACCGGGCTCGACAAGAGCGCGGTCGAGCGACTGCTGCTCCGGGCCGACTGCACTGGCACCCTCAACTTCTTCTTCAACGTGGACTCGAACCGATCCCATGCCACGCTGAAGACGCCGGGCAGCAAGAGCGTCGTCATCGCCTTCGGCGGCGCCGCGACAGCGACCTTCACCGCGATCTTCACCGGCTACGCGCTGAACGTGGCCGAGGGCGGCGAGATCACGGGCAGTTCGCCGTGGGCGCTGAGCTCGGGTACTGCCGTCGCCTGGACCTAGGCCAATGGCCTATCGGCTCGCGTCCGAGCGGGTGCCGCTGGACATCGAAGACGGCCCCACCGTCGAGGTGGAGCGGGTCGCCGCAGACCTGCTCTACCAGCACGCGATGGGGCTTGCCTCGGCGTACCTATCGGCGAAGTCCGATAAGGCCAAGAGTGAGGCGCTCCTCGAGCTCTACGGGTTCTTCGTCGCTGAAGCCCAGCCGACGTGGGAGATCATCGATCATCGGGGTCCAATCGCCCCAACCGTCGCTGGGACGATGAGGCTGCCTGCGGCCCTCGGGGTCGACATCGTCCTCGAATGGCTCGGCACGCATACCCGTAAGGCCAGCGCCGTCGACGCACTCGTGCCGCCCTCGGCTCTTCGGGATCAACTGAACGCGGCGCTCCGCGAGAAGCGCAAGGCCGCCTGATGCCGAACAACGTCACCGTCCGCTATGGCTCGAAGGGTGCCAGGCAGGTCGCCTCCGAGGCTGACAAGCTCATGGCGAAGTTCAACGCCCTGCGGAAGGAAAGCGCCAAGGGCATTGCCATCGGCGCGGGGGCGGCGATCACAAATAAGGCGCTCGGCATGGTCGGGAGCGCGATCAGCGGCGTGACGGGCTTCCTCGAGGATTCGGTCGCCGCTTACCGTGAGCAGGAAGTCGCCACGAATCGCCTATCGGCATCGCTCCGGGCGAACACGACGGACTGGATCGGGCACGGCGCAGCCATCGAGGAAGCCACGAAGGCGAGCATGGCGCTCGGGTTCACCGACACCGAGACTGCCAACGCCATCGCGCTCCTGGTCGCCGCCACGCACTCGCAGGCTGAGGCCATCAAGGTGCTCTCGGTCGCGCAGGATCTCGCGCGGTTCAAGAGCATCAGCCTCAGCGAAGCCGCGCAGGCATTGACCGGGATCGAGGCGGGCCGTGCTCGCGGCCTGGCCCTGCTCGGCATCAACGTGAAGGACTACGCCACCACCGAGGAGCGGCTGGCCGCGGTCGAGAAGGTGACCGGCGATCAGGCGCGGAAATACGCCGAGTCGGATCTTGGCAAGCTCGACAAGGCCACCGCGCGGGTCGACCAGGCCCAGGAGAAGTTCGGCAAGGGCCTCTCGCATCTCGAAGCCGACATCCTGCCCGCGGCCGCAGATGCGCTTGAGACGGTGGCCGGCGCGGTCGATGGCCTCCAGACCTCACTCGATACCACGGCGAGTGCGACCGATCGGCTGAAGGCCGCCAATGACTTCTGGTCGAACGGCCTCGTTCAGGCGTTCGTGCCTGGCGCCAACCTGGCGAAGGGCGCGCTCGATGGCATCGACGAATCCGCCCTGACGACCGCCGCACATATGGTCCCGCTCGCGGACGACGTCGCTGAAGCGGCGAGGGTCATGCATGGCGCGGCCAAGAATGTCGCGTCAGCTTGGACTCCCTCGCTCAGGGAGTTCGAGGGCGGCCTCGTCACGATCCAGAAGGATCTTGCGAAGACTCCGGCCGAGCTCGGCAAGGCCCTGATCGACGGACAGGATGAGGTCGAGCGGGGGATGCAAACCCTCATCGACGCGATGAAGCACCCTCTGTCGACCGCCAAGCGGATCGCTCATCTCGAAGGGATGCTGACCGGCAAGGAGCTTGCGCGGGGTCTTCGATCGACCGACCCGATTATCAAGACCGACGCTCAGGCATTGCGGACGTCGATCGAGGCCGAGCTGCTCCTGCTGCGGCAGCGGGCGCCCGGCTACGGCGCTAAGACGGCCAAGGCTTACGCCGACGGCCTCCGCGGCCAGTACGGCTACGTCCACGACGCAGCGGTGTACGTCACGAAGGCCGCGGTCGGGGCGTTCAAGGCATCCTCGCCGCCCGGCCCCGAGTCGCCGCTGCACGAGATCGATACGTGGGGCGAGAAGACCGGCCAGGCGTGGGCCGACGGACTCGCGCGGGGCACGAGCGGTGCCGACTTCGGGCTCGGCGATGTAGCGGCCAGTATGCCCGGAGGTCCGCGGCCAGGTGGTGGGATCATGGCGGGCACTGCCGTGGGTGGCGGGCAGACGAACCTCCACTTCCACTTCCCGAACGCGATCGGCATGACCCCCGGCGGCGCTGAGCTGGTGGCCCGGCTCGTCGAGCCGATCATCACCCGCTCGCAGCAGAAGCGAGGCCTCTTCGGCGCTGGTGCGCGATGACGGCGGCGATCGTCCAGTCCGCGAACGCGGCGGTCGACATCGGGGCCTGCGTCATCAACCTCGCCTCGCCAGTCACGACCGGCAACGTGCTC